ATATTAAATCCCCCGCCTAACAACCCATCGAAAGTCACCGTTGGGTAAACGTACAATCTCCCATCTGTGGCGTTTTGTAAACTTTTTCATTTTGATTTCTTTTTTATTTGGGTTTTTCATCTTTCCCTCCCGCTCTATAAATCAGTTTAATACTATACCCACTTCTCCATATCTGATGCCTGAATTGTTACAGCTAATCGATCGGGGAAGTTTCGTTCAACAAACTTAATACATTGATTTCGTTTGTGACCCGATTCAAAATGCACCGATAGTGCAGCTAAATAATTATGAGTACTAAGATACTTCAATTCACGTTTTTCCCATGAACCTATGCTCCCACAACTTACGTGTTTCGTTGCAATAGTCCCTAGTTGATTTGGCGAATAGCTATTTTCACGTGCCCATGTTTCAAACGACATTGTACGCAAAATACATCCGACTGCACAGACAGAACATTTTGCTTTGGGTTTACGGGGATCTGGACCAAACCACCAACCTCGTTTAAGGGTTGGTTCTTTTTGTAATGCCTTGATGATTTGTTTTTTTGTAATTATTTTTACCATTGTATGGTTTCTTCCCCTTTTACTTGATGCCCTTCCACCTCTTTGATTAGCCTACCGCAATACTGATCACTCCCAGCTCCTACGGTTTGGCATACCCCATTCTTTACCCAGACTTGAAGGTTATAGTCGAAACCATTCCATACTGCTTGGTTTTTAATCTCATCGGTTGATTCTCTCATAATGAAGCCCCCCTATCAAACTGTTTCATCATAATACGAGCTGTTCGTGCACTCTTACCAGTTAAGTCCCTCAAAAACTGATTGTGACGCCGCGCACGCCAATTTTTTTTAAGTTTTCCATAAGCCAAGTAAGCATGATCTTCTGCTGTAAAAAACGGAGTTGTACCGTATATTCCTATGATTCTGTACTGGCCCGTCTTTTCGTTTTGCTCTAGAGATGCTTTCATAGCGAAGCCTCCTTATTTGTTTTCTACTATGCTTATACTCCCAGTATCAGTGTTTGTCAAGGCCTATTTTTAATCTTTACGAATTTAGTGGTGAGCTCACAAAATAACAAAGATGCCATCTGTTCGTAAATTGCGTACATATATACGTAAATTGCGTACAACGAAAAGACTTGATAATCAACGAATCAATAAATTATCTTTAAAAACAGGAAAATATATACCTAAAATATGATATAATTTTGTTGTTTAGTGCCCCTATATATAGAGGGTCTTTTTCTAGGACCCCTACTCTTTGCGACACACGTCTTTAACCGACTTGGACGAAAACTAAGAACGCGACTATATCGAATGAGAGGGGATTATTAGTCTTTTACCCGTTGTGACTACCCCGACAATTGCATGAAGCGTAAAGCTTTACAAAAAATAGTTCGACAATAGCCATACGGTAAGGCATTAATACTTATCGACTATACATACAGTAATGCAAAGGAAAGACAACGGGAGACCTATGTCTAAACAATTAAGTCTAAAGACGTGTTTTTCACTATGCCGATTAAAAAAAACAATGTCTAGACGGCCCTGTTGTTTAGCCTAGTTTCTTCAGGTAATATTGTAAAGCCGTCTGGGCATCTTGTTCTGTTTTAAACGGTCCGTATAGCTCAAAGGCTTCGTTGAAAAAGTACCAGTTGTTTTTATGCTTGTATGGGTTTCTCATATGGGTCTCCTCATTTGGTTTTCTCGTATTGCTGCCTCTAGTGGGGTTTATTTGTTTAAAGATTCTAGATAGCCTTTTGTTTTAGATATTATACGAGGCTTTATTTGTGGGACTTATAGTGTAGGAATTCATATATTCGGGTTACTTGCTTGGCGGCCTCTTGTTGGGCTTCTATTGATAGATCGAAGTCCGATGGGTAGTCAATCAAATTGTTTAGTTGGGAGAGAATGGCTTGGATGGCTTCTTCTTTGATCTCTTTGCGTTTCATGGTGTTGTCTCCTTGTTGTTTGTCTTTTGTTTTCTACTATGCTTATATCCCCGATACCAGTATTTGTCAAGGCCTATTTTTAATTATTTTCTTAGACTTAACAAATATGTTAAGTGTCATACTCTAGGGGAAGAAATTAGAATGTCTTTAGACCGCCACATTGTTTCATTCAAATTTTGACTAATAAGTTGTGTTATGTGTTGCTTTTAAGCTACAAAGAGTCTCAACGACGTATTGTAACGTGTTTAATCTAAAATGCCGCTGAAACAAAAAAATTAATTCTAGGAGATAATTCCCATGTCAACCAACGAAAAACCGGTCACTCCAGGTCAAACTAAGTCTGATTTAACCGCAGCTGTAACTGAAACCCGCATAAAAGAGCTCACTAATGTCAACCGTATTGTCGTTAACGCCGTTAACCTAATAAACGATGTCGAGATCAAGGGAGCTCATGCACAGCCCGTCACGGAGATCCTCGGGTGGCTGGTGGGGTTTAGTCAGTCCTTGCTCGGGCAGATTAAAACCCTGCAGTCGACCTTGCCGAAGGTGGAAGAGAAACCAACGAAGGCAGACGACAACGGTTCGAAAATTCCTGAACCACCGGCCCCTGACGTTGCGCCTGAAGATCTTAAATCATCGAATGACTCTAGGGCCGTGCCGGTTGTTGAGGGGCATAGACATGCGACACCAGGATCTGTTGGTGTTAAGGTGCCCGGGCCAAATAAACCACCTCGTGTGGGGGTTGTTACGCCCCGGGTTGAATGTAGCGATTCAGCTATACCACGGGCTCCTCAAGCCATCCGAACCGGGGATAGCCCAACAAAATAGTTGAGACTGTAGCTAAACCAGTATTTATTAAATCGGAAGTTAAATAGAGCTGTTGGGTTTAGGTGGGGGGAGGGGTACTGCACCAGTATGGCCAGTCCCTTGGGGTATAAGTGTGAAACCTATATTGCCACAGACATACACCTTAATTTAGTGATTTGCAAACCGGTAATGAGGAGAATAGATTTGGCCAGAGTTCGGGAGAAGAACGACAGGTTGTGGTCCTGTAGGCACGAGTGCGAATCTCGTTGGTCAACCCATATTATGAAAAACAGTCTTGCTGAACGACTTTTAAAACTTGCAGCCAAGCTATATTATTATGCTTCCAAAGAAGGGAACCATCCTGTTTCTAAAGAGACAGCCTTTCAACGTATGAAGGCGGTGGCGAAGAGTGATGAGGACTTAGAGTTCTAATGAAAAACGATCTAATCGAACGGCTTTTAACACGCGCTAGAATACGCCGGCAAATTCAGACACGTAAAAGTGTTCGGGACGGAAATCCGGATCGGCTTGCAAACTTGCTTGAAGAAGCAGCCGAAGCTCTTAAAGAATCCCAAGCATACAGTCGTAGAGATTGGTTAGATTTGGAGGATTGATGAGATCTATGAGCTATGCGAAAAGCAATTCTTGAACGTCTAGAATCATCTGATGAAGGAACGTTTGGTATCCTTCAAATCGAAGACAATGAGTCTAGATATTATTTTTATACTGGTGAACTACCCTGGCGGAAGAACCGTGCAAATACCAGTTGCATCCCGCCAGGAATATATACAGCTTTCTGGACGAAATCCCCGAGATTTGGGCGGTGCATGTATCTAGTTGATGAAGTAAAGAATCGAGGGGGTATTCGCTTCCATTCTGCCAATTTCATGGGCGACAGGAAAAAGAAGTTTCGAAGTCAGTTACACGGTTGTATTGCTCTTGGAGAGAAGTTAGGGTGGTTGGACGGGCAGAAAGCTATTTTGGTGTCAAGACCGGCAACGAGGAAATTCGAGAAAATCGCGGGAGGAGTCCCGTTAGAATTGGAGATAAAGTGAGTTTGCGTGATACGATAAGCTTTCGAGAACTTCGGATTCATCTTACAAAGGATCATTTCTTTTGCTTTTGTTCGGCGCATTTTAAGATTCTTGTGAAGGGTAAGGTAAAGATGAGTTTTACGGTAAAATATCGAACGGATAGTCATCCGTGCGAAATACCTTGGTGCGGCCAGAGAAAAGTTCGTGAGGTCTATCCGACTAGTAAAAAGATTGTAAGTTTTTGGCAGCCACGAAAGGACGTTAAATAATGGTAGCTTTTTTCCAGCATAATTGAATTGTTGGCTTTGATGATTATAGGAATTGGAGCTATATATTATACGAGGAGACAATAATGGATATTCTAGGGATTATTAAAAAGTATATGCGGAAAAAACCAGTAGGACCCCGTTGTATATTTTGCAAGATAGATCTAAGCATGCGATTTCACGGTTCTCAATTCGGGTTTTTTGAACGACCCAAACGGATAGGAACCGGCTATATTTGTTTAACTTGTATTCGAGAACTAGCCAATGCATTAGCGCCGGCTATAAAGGTTTAATGGAAGGAGGAAAATTCAGATGAAAGATTATTTAATTCGTATGCTTGGCGGTTTAACAAAGCATCAATTTCAAGAAATGCGGGACAACGGGTGTAAAAAACTTGCAGACGCTCTTGTTAAAGCCGGTATTGTAGTGTGGTTTGATGGCAATAATCTCATTGTCGAGGATGCTACAAAATGAGTGATAGCCTTAAAACAATTAATAAAATTAAGATGCTAAAAGCGGCCTTAGAGCTTGCGGCGGAAGAATTGCCCTCTTTGATAAAATCAAATAATAGAATAGTAGATTCTTATGCACTACCGGTAGTCAAACGAGCTCTTCTTGCATTGGAGGACACTAAAAAATGAATGTCTTTTTACAAGATAATTGGATTCTATTTTTGGTTCTTATAGTTGCGGGGTTAGGGGCCATATATTATGACAGAAGGGATCGATAATGTGGGCTGCGGTTATAGTACCTTTTCTTTATTTAACGATTTGTTTAGTTTTTATTCGTTATGCGGGGAGAAACCGATAATGAATAGGGTTTCTTATCCATTACGAGCAACTTGTATTAGCATAGACATTAAGCCGTTTGGTTTTTGGCCGGTTCCAGAATTTTCTTATAGAAAAAATTTAACTGAACGCGCAAAAGCCGAAGGAGCGACTATATGGTGGTTCAGATGGGCTTGGTTTCAGTTGTCGTGTTCGAGGTTTTTATAATGGATATTCTAGGAATAGTCACATCATTATTCGGCGGTGGACTTACCGGTTTGATTGGCGGGGTCACTGAGAAGGTTTTTGCTTATAAGGCTAGAAAGTTAGCTTTGCAAGAAAATCGTGAGAAATATACTCATGAAGTTAATATGAAAAAAGCCGACGCGGCTATAATGGCTCAAGAATGGGTGGCTCGAACAAAGGTTGCTGATATTGAGATGGTTGCAAAAATAGACACCGCTGATGCAAAAGCTTTTAGTGCTTCATTCAATGAACCGGTTCGGTATAGTCAGGGGGATCTTACAAAGAAACAAAATTGGTTTATGGTTTTATTGGATTTTATTCGTGGTATTGTCCGTCCTGGTTTAACTTTATATTTGTGTGTGATTACGACAATTTTATATTTGAAGGCCGTTGCATTTGTTCCGGAGGGGGTTTCAGTTGAGCAATCGATGGCTCTTGTTGACAAAGTGACAAATATGATTCTTTATGTTACGACAACTTGTATTTTATGGTGGTTCGGTAGTCGGAATCGTTTGAAAGCCGTGAGATAATCCGGGTATTAAAAATAATCAGAGGAGATTATTATGAATAAAAAACAGGATCTACCGAAGGTGTTCAAAACGCAAACGGGTTTATCGCTCCAATGGTCGGACGGTCTTACGATTAATTCTAGAACCGATACAAAGACAGTTATTGTACATATTCCTCATACCGAACTAAATAAAATTGTTCGTTTACTGTTTGAGGAACTGAAAAGAGGGGGGATTATTTGTTCGATCGCGGAGACAAACCTATGAACCATCAAGCGTTATTTACGACAACCGTTACAACTATTCTCTTGGGTTTGGCGGGATATTATCAGGATACCGCATTTGCTTATGCTTCAGTTCTTTCTTTGGCGATTGGTGCGGTTCAATCAATATATACCCGGCTTGTAGCGATACGCGAGAAGAAACCAGGACTAGACGATAAAACACGACAAGTTATTCATGATCTCGGTGCTCGTGTGGCTACGATAGAGTATAACGTGAAGCAGCGTGGCTTCTAAAATGCCTGAACGATACGCTGATCGTTTGAATCGAGCAAAACAGTATTTAGGATTTTAAAACTAGGAGACGATATATGGCTTTAACATTTGGAACATCAATCGCGGTTAATAATATTCTAGCCCTTCGAGCTTTCCATACATTCATTTTTAATTATACGTTTCATGAAAAAACCTCTTTGTTTGAGAGACTTTGGCTGCCCGACCTTAAGAAGTGGGTGGCGAAGCGTGCAATGGCGACAATGAGAAGCCTCCTCAAGGACTCTAATGCGAAAACCGCTTCTGTCTCACTAAACGATGTATCCGGTGATTTTTTTGCAGTTTTGTACATTGTGCGTAATTCACATCTTATTGTAAATATTCATACTGGGCAGGATCTTTTCCAGCTTTTAGCCCAAATGGCTCTTGAGTTTGAGAAAATTCGTAAACCTAAAATGGAGGCGGGATATGAACAACGAAAGGCTAGCCAAAACGGGTAACATTAGAAAGGGCCAGGTATTAAATCCGAACGGACGACCGAAAGGTGCTAAAGGGAAAAGATTTAATATTAAGGAACGATTACTTGGCAAGTGGAAAAGGCATCCCGCCGATGAATTAGTTCAGCTGGCTAAAACCCTTAAAGATAACGGAAAATACGAAGAGGCGGCTGATATTTGGGAAAACCTCCTTAAATATTTCGAGCCAACAAGAAAGCCGGTTGAATCAAAACCCGAACCGTCTAATCCAGACGAGTCGGCAGAAGCCGCGGCAGAAACTTTTAAACTTTTAGAGGAGATAGAGCAGAATGGATTTGACCAAACTAAGGGCAGTGAAAGAGATGGCTTGGAGGGCGGGAAGATTAATCTACCTTTTAAAGCCAGCCCAAAAGAAGATTTACCGGGACATAAAAAACAGTAATGAGCTGATTTATGTTATAAATTGTTCTAGACGACTAGGTAAAACTTTTGTTATGAGTGTAATTTGTATTGAAGCGGCTTTACAGAATATAAATTTTCAGATTCATTTTGGAGCTCCTTATCAAAACGCGCTTAGAGACTTTTTATTGCCGATTTTTAGACAGATCCTTAAAGATTGTCCCGTTGATATCAGACCCGTCTGGAAACAACACGAAAGTAAGTGGGTTTTTAAAAACGGTAGCTACATTAAGTTGTGCGGCGCTAATAACGGTCAGTTCGATAATCTTCGTGGGAATAAGTCTGATCTTTTCGTTTTGGATGAAGCGGCTCAAATTGATAAAGTTGATGATGTTATACACGGGGTGGCTATGCCGCAGCTTCTTAGCAGTAAAAACCCCCATAAAAAAATTATTCTTCCGAGTACGCCGCCAACAACTCCTGATCATCCGTTTAAACGGTATGCCGAAAATGCAAAAGCGGTTAATGCCTATTCACACTTTACCATTTATGATGCCGGATATTCTGTTGAGGAAATCGACCGGATCGCTAGTGAGATTGATGGCGGAAAAAATTCTACTTATTTTAAACGAGAATATCTTGCTCAGTTTGTCGTAGAAGAAGAACTTCAGATACTTCCTGAGTGGAAATCTGAATACGTTCAAGAAATAAAGAAAAACGATTTCTTTCAGTTCTATACGGTAGTCGAGGGCCTTGATATCGGTTATCGTGACTTTACTGCTTGGATTATGGGATATTATGATTTCACCAACTCACGGTTAGTAATCGAACACGAATATTCGTTGCGCGAAAACGAATATACAACTAAAACCTTGGCGAAAGGAATTAAAGTCGGTGAGGACGAATATAGAAAAGGTAATACAACACGGATTCGTCGTATCTCCGACAATAATAATCTTAATTTGATTGCGGATTTATCTCGTCTACATAAATTACCGTTTGGTCCGATACGCAAAAATATAAAGGACGGAAAAATAAGACACGATAAAGAGTGGATGGTAAGTCAAACAAGAAAATGGATTAATGATGGAAAACTTATCGTTCATCCACGATGTAAGATGCTTATAGCGTCATTAGATTTTGGTATTTGGAAAGCAGGACATTCAGACTTTGCGAAGAGTGAAAAACTAGGACATTATGATTTTTTGGATGCTTTGATTTATCTAGTCGCGGGACTTATTCCGTCTGTTCAAAATATAAATCCTATTCCGCCGTTATATAAAATAAACGTTACAAAAACGATGTTTCCTAATAATAAATTGCCCACACAGCATGAAAACCCGCAAGACGCTGAAATTTTAAAGATTTTTAACTACGAAACTAAAGGATAATTATGGCAATTAAAATCAGCCAGGATATTTATTGGGCTGTGGAACCGGAACTATCAACACTAATCGGGTATTTATCCCAAAAAGTTACAGATTTCGATAAGCATATTGATATGTCGGGTCGTTGGTTAACTGCTCGTGATCTTTATTACAATTATTATCTTGTTAATGAAACTAATTTTACTTATCCGACGTACGGTGCAGACGGATTTAAAAGATTAAATATAAATCATTTTCGTCATAAACTAAAAGCCTTGTTGTCTCTGGTCACAGCGCAACGAGTTGTTCCGGAACCTATTGCGACAAATACTGATCACAAGTCACAATCACAGGTTAATTTCTGTAAAAATATTCTTAAATATTTAAACGTTGAAAAGAAACTTGATTCGAAGTTTCAACTTGCGACAGAATCGGCGTTAGTTTTAGGTGCGGCTTATATAGCCCGAGAATGGGACGCTAAGTTAGGGGATGTATACGCGGTAGATCCAGAAACAGGACTATCTAAACATAAAGGGGATGTTGTAGTCAGTGTTTATAACTGGTTAGACGTGATTTTTGATTACGCTAACGGTTCGTATGAGGATTGCCCTTGGGTTATACTCCGGAGATATGTTAATCGTTGGGATTTAGTTGCCAAATTTCCTCAACACGCTGATGCAATTAAAGCGATGCAAATTGCTCCGGAGACCAAACGACATCGACTCGGCCATATTATTAATGAATTCAACGAGGATTTAATCCCTCTTTATACTTTTCATCATAAAAAAACGGCGGCATTACCTAATGGTCGGACTACTCTTTTCCTTGATAGCAATACTGCTTTGTTTGATGGTGATCTGCCTTATAAGCGGATTCCTGTCGCTCGTATCGCATCTGACGACCAGATAGATAGCCCGTTTGCTTATACAATAGCTATGGATCTTTTACCGATTCAAAAGGTTTACAATGCTCTTTGTTCTGTGGTTTGTACGAATCAAGCTGCATTTGGAGTACAGAACATATTAATCCCGCGTGACGCCTCTATTTCATTGACCCAATTAACCGAGGGCCTTAATGCGATTTATTATGATCCGTCATTGACACAAGGCGCTAAACCGGAACCGTTAAATCTTTTAGTGACCAAACGTGAGGTTTTCGAGTGGATTGAATACCTCGAACAAAAAATGGCACAGATTTCGGGAGTGAACGAGACAATCCAGGGACAGCCCGAAGCGAATTTGAAAAGTGGAACCGCTTTAGCTTTTGTCGCGTCTCAAGCTCTTGTTTTTATTAGTCCATTATCTCGTTCGTATCATTCTTTAATCAGTGATACTTGGACCGGTATTCTTGATATTTTAAAAGAGTACGCCACGACCCCCCGCATGATTCTCATTTCGGGATTAGCGAATAAAGCTGAAGCAAAGAATTTTACCAATAAGGATGTCGCAAGTATCGATCGTGTTATAGTTGAAGACGGTAATCCGTTGACACAGACGTTAGCCGGTCGTATTCAAATTGCACAAGATTTAGTTCAAGCAGGACTAGCAACTAAAGAAGAATATTTAAATGTTCTAACGACGGGCCAGCTTGAACCAGTTTATCAGGCAGAAAACGCAGGAGTTATGCGCATTAAAGAAGAGAACGAACGGTTACAAAAAGGTCAACCTGTTAAGGTTATATCAACAGATAATCATCCACTAGATATCCGTGAACATATGATTCTTTTAAATTCGCCGGACGTTCGAAATGATCCGAACCCGAATAATCCGATTAAGAAAGTTGTTACGGAGCATGTTTTGGAACATATTAATCAGTGGAGTATGATGGATCCTCGTCTCGGCGTTGCACTAGGAATTCCTCCCGCGCCCTCGCCGCCTCAAATGGCCGGACCACCGGGACCACCGGGAATGCCGGGCGGCGCGCCACCTACCGGGATTCCCGGTCAAAATTCCGGAAAGGAAAACCCCACGGGAGCAAGTACGCCGGGCGTCATTGCAAATGTTCCGCCGGTTTCACCTCCGAATGTTGCCGCGCCGAAGCAACCGTCTTTACCACCAGGAAGTCCAGAAATAAATCAAGATGCTGCCGGGAGTGTGCCTATGGGTATTCCCCCAGTACCGTCTCAATAATTTAGGAGAAAGCTATGCCATACCAAAAAATAGATGGAACCATTATTACGCTGACAGATGTAGTTACTTTACAGAATGTTGATTATAATCTGCATAATGTAAACAACCAAAATAAAGCGGCGTATGGACTTTCTGTTCAGGTTGTTTATAGTTCTGCTGGCGGTTTTGATTGGACTTTAAAACTACAAGGTTCAAATGACGGAGTTAATTTTTCAGATGTTGTCGGAAGTTCGTTAAATATTACGGCTAATGGAAATACAATTTATGACATTGGAAATCCTAATTATCGTGTTCTTCGTGTGGTGGCTACGCGGGTATCCGGAACAGTTACTTTTGTTCTAACCTATAATGCGGTTAATTTAAGTTAAGGAGAACATTATGGGAGATATAATTAAACTACCCTTAAGTGATAGTGGGATTTCTAACCAAGTTCGTGGGACGATTCTTGTTGGAGATATTGGAGCTAATGCTGGTGCTCTTACAGTAACAGGGGGTTTAATTAGCGCCTCTGCTACAGTTCCTTCGGCGGGCGTATCAAATATCACTCTTACTTTTCCTGCTGTTACGAATCCAATAGTTTCTATCACAGTTGAAGGTATAGGGTCAGATATTCTAGATAATGATCTTGTTATGCCCATTATTCGGAGTTTAACTAGCACAAGTTTGGATATTTTTGTGGAAGAGTCGGCGGCTGTCGTTCAGAATGTTATTTTTCATATTACTATAACCGCGCAATAAATTTTAGAGGACGCTTACGTACTCTCTGCTGTATAAAAGAGAAGCGTTAAAAGGAGATCATAATGGCTAAAGCACCTACAGTACCGATTGTAACACCACCGACAATACCACCGACAATACCACCGACAATACCACCGACAATACCACCGACAATACCACCGACAATACCACCGACAATACCACCGACATCAGCCGGTAATGCTGGGTCCAAAGACGGAAAGCCGGTTTTAAAAGACGTTAAAATTCTAAATACGCCGGCCAACAAAGAAGCAGCCGATAAGATTAAAACTGAAACTTCCAAAGAGAAAGAAGTAATTCGCAAGATTAAAATTGGTGAAATAGAATATGATGAATTGGTTCTTGCCAAGATGATCGAAAAATCGAAAGGGGCCGATAAAAAGTTCTTAGAGGCTGCCAAGACTCGTAAAGAAGCGTTTCGAGTTTTTAAAATGGCCAAAGAGAACCCTCATGAGTTCCTTAAAAGAACCGGTCACGATCCGAAAAAGTTTTCATACGATGAGGTTGCAAAAGATATTCAAGATAAACTTCGTGATCCTCGTGAGGTAGAACTAGAGGCCGCAAAGAAACGGCTTGATGAATTTGAGAAAGAAAAGGCCACTCGTAGACAAACTGAAAAGGATGCAAAAACAGCCCAAGAAGCTAAAGCGTTAGAACAACGCTTCCATAGTGAGATTATAGAAGCTCTAGAAGCGACACCTTCAATTCCTAAAAACGGATTCAGCGTTGCTAAAATTGCAAGGTACATTGATACGGTTCGGGATAAAACCGGCGTTCTTTTAAATGCTAAAGAAGTGATCGGTGTTATTGATAAAGATATCCGGTCTGAGGTGTCTGGAATTCTTAAGGGGGCGACAGCCGAGCAGATCATAGAATTAGTTGGTGCGGAAGGTATTGAAGCAATCCGGCAGTATCACTTGACGAAACCCAAAGATCCGCTTGCAGGAAATGATGGTCAGGAAACAAAACCTGATGGTAAGTTTAAACCTAGACGCTGGGGTACGAGTCATGAGTTCTGGAAGACTATTGATGTAGCCGCTAAAGAAGAGAGGGGTGAATAATCATGGGCGATCAAACTACGGTTGAACCTAAAATCATAGAAGCGTTTTATATTGTCCCTAAATCTGGTGGCTTTCAAACTCATAAAGTTACCATTAAAGACGGTGACGTTTATAGTGATAAGCTTTTTGGCGATCTTGATGCTTGGGATCCAGTTATGAATTCATTGGAATATGAGTTAAGTAGCCGGTTTCAATAAAGTTTTAAGTTGGGGCGTTTCTTAGTGCCCATATGTTTTCTTACGGTCTTTCCAAAATAAAGATCGCAATTTAACGCAGAATGGAGTAATGGTTAACTCGCGAGGCTCATAATCTCGAAACCGACGGTTCGATTCCGTCTTCTGCTACCATTTATAGCCGATAGTTTATTATAAACCATTGGCCATACGGACTGATCTCCCGTATGGCCAGCCATATAATTACGCCAAAGATTTCGGTACCTCCCCGCGGGGGGATGAAATCGCCTTTGTACAGAGGTAATTCCCGCCCCATTTAAAATCCACCTACCCCTTTCGTTGGGATGGTCGGTCTCGAAAGAGTGCAGCAAAATGATGTATCTAAAATGATAATCGACGGTGCAAAACAGTTAACGGCACACCTAATCCCTAGCCATTGAATTATACATTATAACATCTAATGATTATGTATTATAACATCTAATCATCCAGTCTATATACATTAGACTGTATAAAATAATTCTATGCGTTTACACGCATAATACTCTAAGGAGACTTTCTATGGCCGCAACTATTCCCTCGTCTATTATCGGAGACTTTAAAGAACGATATAATACGAAGGGTATTCAGGACGCAATTCCTGAGTCCCGCGTATTACTAAAAAATGTGGAGTTTGATAAGGCTACCCTTGTCGGGAATGCTTTTCACACGCCTGTAATCCTTTCAGATGAAGCTGGCTTCACCTACGCTGCAAATAACGCCGGAAACTATGCTTTAAATGGTCCGGTTAGCTTGAACGTGCCAGACGCTCAAGTTCGTCCTGCTCAAATCACTCTCGTTTCCCAGATTGCGTATGATGCTCTTTCGCAATCCCTTGGAAGCGGTGCTGCTTTTTTGTCAGCGACGAAACTGATAACCAAACGGATGATCGATTCTATGTCCAAGCGTGTTGAGCTTGCTGCTCTTTACGGGGGCGTAGGTCTCGCTAAATCAGCTCTTACCGGTTCTTCTAATACAGATGCTACGACCCAAGTTATTGCTTTCACACAAGCAACTTGGTCTGATGGTATTTGGGCCGGTACTGTGAATAACGAAGTTCAGTTTTACGATGGAACGACACTTATTTCCTCGGGTGCTGATAGTGTGTTCACAGTCTCTGCTGTTGATCCGACCGCTCGAACCTTAACTGTTACGGGAACGGCTACCGGCATTACTGCTCTTGATGCCGCAACTGTTGGTATTCCTGTGACACTGGATGTTTATTTCAACTCCGCCTTTGGAAATGAAATGACTGGTATCGACCAAATCCTTACTAATACTGGGACTCTCTTCAACATCTCAGCTGCGACCTATGACCTTTGGAAATCAAACGTCATTGATAATTCAGCCGGTAAATTGACCTTTCTTGCCCTTCAAAACGCAGTTGCAACTGCGGTTGGTCGTGGATTGGACAGTGAAGTTGATGTATTGGTGAATCCTAAAGTATGGGCGAATCTTGTGACCTCCCAAAGTGGTGCTCGTCGACTTGATTCTTCCTACAAGAAGAACAACGTCGAGAACGGTGCTACCAAACTGACGTTTTATTCTCAGAATGGTACCATGAACATCACTCCCAGCTTGTATGTGAAAGAAGGGGATTGCTTCATTCTTCCCTTTGAGCACATCCAGCGCATTGGATCGATGGACATTGAGTTCATGCCTCAAGTTATGGGTTCTGATGAATTCTTTCAATACGTTCCTGGTTTTAACGCTTATGAATTGCGTCTGTGGACCAATCAACAGATCTTCATTACGTTGCCGGCTCGTTGCGCAAAGATACATAACATCAGTCTAGTTTAATCTGTAAAAGTTTAAAAGTAAAAATTTCAACCCCGGAATTCCCGCAAGGGTTTCAAGGGGTAATTTTTAAGGAACAATTCTAAAGAGCAGCCCGTTCCTAATCTAGTTTTAAAAGGAAACCAAAATGTCATTTGTTAAACTTCTTATGTCTGTACCTGATTCAGCTATTACTATGACGGATCATCTTCAACTCAACGTTGCAGGAAACCACTTCGATGTCGAAGGACTTGATAAACTTGTCGGAGATATGCTTAATGGTGCTTTGGTATCCTATACCAAACTATCAACCGGTTCAGTTCAAGCTATTGCGACAATAACGAGTACCGCCGCCGCTATAGCCGAAGAAACCGCTACCGTTGCGAATGTAACTCTTACGGCCAAAACTTCCGGTGCTGTAGCGGCAAACGGTGAATTCAATCTAGATGCTGATAATACCGTACAGGCCGCAAGTATAACGACAGCGATAAATGCCGTAACAGGACTATCCGGTATAGTTACAGCCACTTCAGTTCTGGGTGTTGTAACGATTACAGCTGTTCAACCCGGTAAAAGTGGAGACGGGCTTGATATTACTGAAGCCCTTACAGGCGTTACTGTTACAGCCTTTGCTTCGGGATCAGATGGGTCTCAAGTTGCTATAGACTTTGGGGCTTCGTCCTAATCATTTCTGTACGGTTTGGAGTCATCCTGGTAGATTAAAAACTCTATGGTTTATTTTCTTTCAAAGGATTAAATATGTCTGTAGATGTAACTTTTAACGGAGTAATATATACCGTCCCAGAAACCGGTGAAACCGGGTGGGGCGGCAATACTACATCCTATCTTGTGGCGATTGCTGCGGGTGCTCTTCAAAAAACCGGTGGTAGTTTTACATTGGCTGCTGATGTTGATTTTGGAGCGTCTTTTGGTTTAAAATCACTCAATTATACCTCCCGGCACGCAAATTCTGCTTCCACAGGTGTTTTTCGTCTCGGGAATACGGAGAGTATTACCTGGCGCAATGCGACAAATACAGCAAATCTATCTTTGTTTGTAAACGCTTCGGATCTTTTAAGGTATGGGAACGGTACAGTCTATACACTTGGCGCGGGTTCTCTTGTTAACCTAGATATACAAGCGGCTGCCGGAATTGTTTACAGCAAATTAAATCTATCTCTTTCGATTGTTAATGCAGACATACAAGCGGCTGCTGGAATTGTTCATAGTAAGTTAAATTTAATTAACGGTATTGTAGACGTTGATATTAACAGTGCGGCCGGAATCGCTCTAACTAAATTAGCTACCGCTACGGTTGATCGTCTACCTCGTTTTGACGCTAGTGGCTTTCTTATTGCGTCTAACTGGGCGTTTGATGGTAGTAATCAACTTACCACAGGTTCACAAAAGGAATTCCGATTTCAAGACGGCACTACAAACTATGTTTCAATTGCCGCGCCTATTGCCGTTACTACGCACGGATATTTATTACCTATTACTCAAGCGACAGCGGGTCAAGTTTTATTGAACGACGGAGCCGGCCAACTTTCATGGGGTGATTTGACGGGTGGCGGGACAGTTAATCTGGGAATTAGTGGGAGATTGGCTTATTATCCTGCGGCTGGAACGCTTGTAGATGATACGTCGGCGATTACAACTGATGGATCGACATGGGCAAGATTTGCGAGTGGTTCTGTAACAGTTCCAGGTATTGGCTTTAATGCACAACCCGGTACGGGATTCTTTCAGACATTCAACGCACTTCATATTAGTACAGAAGGGGGAGAGCGGGCTATATTTAGCTCGGCAGGACTGACTCTTCCGGCAGGAAACTTAATTTTAAACGGCCCTGTACTTCTTAACGTTGGTGGATTTAGGTATACACTTTTTCCAGTTGCACCTGCGGCAGACCGCGTATACGGGATAAGAGACGCAGGAGCGAATGCAGATTTTGTAATGACCGCGGGAGCACAAACTCTTGCTGGTATAAAGACATTTAGTTCAAATATTGTTGGTCATGCTGATCAAGACGCTACAACCGAATTAGATAATCTCGGAGTAACTGCAATTAACACATCCCTCGTTTCGAGTGTTAGTGAAACTTATAATATAGGTTCATCTACTGTGCTATGGCAAATGATTCATGGGAGGAATGTTCAACTCGGAAAGAGTGGAGTAGGGGGAACGCTTATTCTACATCCGGGTACGGCACTGAGGGGTCGTTTGCTTATGTTTGTGTCTGATAATACAACAGATACCGATACACAGTTTATATTTGCCGCGCAAGCTGCTGCTCGAAATTATACGGTTCCAGATGCGGGAGCAAACGCTAATTTCGTTATGACGGCAGGAGCACAAACTCTTGCCGGTATAAAAACATTTACAGGATTAGTTCGTAAACCAAACCAGCCGTGTTTTTTAGCGCAGGGACCGGCCGTTCCCACTCAAAATGTTACAGGTGATGGTACGATATTTGTAATCGAATTTAACACGGAGGTTTTTGATTTGGACGGGAATTATAACATAACAACCTCTATATTTACCGCCCCGGTCGCAGGACAATATCACTTTACAGCCACAATTCGTATGCAAGGTTTAACCACGGGTAACACTTCAAGTTTTATAAGGCTCGTCACGTCTGGTCAAACTTTTGTAGGGACACGATATAATACGGGCGGCGAGCAGCAACCACTTACTAGTTATACTGTCGATGGCTATGCAGATATGGCCGCTTCCGATACAGCTTTTATAAACATTCAGATTAGTGGTTCTACAAGGATTTGTGAAGCTTTTGGTGATGGTACGCATGTTTACTTTTCTGGATCTTTAGTTACTTAATTAGGAGGAAGAATAAATGCCACAGTATATAATTAATCTTACGGACTTCGAACAAAAACTTCTTGAGGATGATTTATTGGATGTTAATGATTGGTTTCAAAAAGCGAGTACAGGAAAACTTAGTTATTGTTTAAAACGAGCAGCCCGTCGTTTTGAGGAAATAGCTAAAAAGGAAAATTTAATTACGATTCCGGTTGATCCGATTGAAAAAGCAAAGCATTTATTCGCTCATACGTCGTATAAAAATCGTGTAGCGCGGGATCTACTTGCGGACCTCGCACTACAAAATAACTCGTAAAACTAAAAATATTTACGCCTATGAATATTTTAGGGTTTTTAATTAGTGAAAGTCGTGTTATTCGTCTTAAAACGAACCCACCATAAATAAAGGAGATACTGATATGTTACACGAAAATGATTCGCGGGATATGATTAAAGAAATCCTGCAAAAGATTATAGATGAAATGGGGGCTTTAGAGTCCGATCGAATTATGCCCGAGCATCGCCGACCAAAAGCAATAGCACTTGAAACTAAAATAGCAGCCCCCATTTCTGAAGAGTTGGATATTGAGACAGATGAAGATATCAATTCTACAGTTCTTGATGAACTTTTAATTAAAGCCGATAATGCCGATGAAACCGGTCTACTTCCTGAAGACGTTACAAACGATCTTCCAGATGAAATTACTGAAACTATTCGACGTAAAAAGAAACGGTTTGTAGACGGCAAGGAAGAAGAACCAAACCCGAATATCTTTAAGCGCTCAGGTTAAGGCAATAAAAATGGCTGAGCAAACGTTTCCGTTACAAGAAAAACTAAAGAAAGCCATGATTACTGATCCTAGGGGTATTCATGAGTTGAATAAGCATTTAATTGAGGCTCTTACGGCAAAAGATCCGGGTATGGTAGCATTAGGCTATGATTGCTTGCAAGAAGTACTTGGACTTCTAACGATCGATCAAAGAACGCTTATCTTAGATAGTTGGAACGAATATTTTGATACCTCTTCAGAGTTTAAAGATCTTATGGACAATCATAAACCTTCAAAACGTCTTTTAGAAATTTACAAAAATAAAGTTCAACCTCTGAAAATGAAACCGAAGCCTATCGACAAATCTAAACAACCAGATTTACGATCATATATAGAAAGCAAGGAAGTTTAAATCATGGCAATTGATTATTCCGTTAATGCCCTTTTAACGTCTGTTAAACAACGTTCGATGAATGCGGATAATCAGAGTCTTCTTAAGGATTCTGATATTATTCGGATTGCGTCGGAAGAACTACAAGGTGTTATTCTTCCGTATATTGAGTCTGTTAAACACGAATATTATGTTACTTATACCGATTTACCGTTTAAAACAACCACCGGCAGTGCCCTTCCACAACGATCGGTAGACGCGCAATACGACATACCCCAACGTGCGACCGGTACAAAATTACGTGACGTGTCTTTAGTTGATTTTCAGGACAATGAAGTTCTTTTAAATTATATAAACCCGGAAGATTTAAAGTCCTCGTGGGCCTATGCGCCCTATCAATTTGGCTTTTATCCTATAGATTATTCGATTCAGTTAGTTCTTGGAAATAACCTTGGTGCGGGAAATTATAAATCTGTTCGGATGATTTATTTTCGACGGCCTAATACTCTTTGTCCTACAGGCGTAACAGGTAATGCAGGACAAGTCGTTTCATTCAACACCGGCGCAAAAACCATAACCCTTGATGCCGCTCCAACGACATGGACGCTTATTACTCAGTTTGATATTGTTAATTCAAATCCGCCTTTTCAAACAAGAACAGAAGATCAAGCTATTAGCCTTATAGCTGGTTTCGTTCTTACTTTTGTTAATGATCTACCTACGGGTTTGGCTGTTGGAGATTGGGTAAGCGAAGCAAATTTTTCGCCTATCCCACAAATGCCCGTAGAATGTCATAGATTACTCGAAACTCTTACCGCTGCTCGAATTTTGCAGTATACTGGCGATCCTGCGTTTCAAGTCATGCAAGCAATGGCTGAAAGTATGAAAAAAAATCTAATTCAGATTTTAAGTCCGAGGGTAGACGGCAGCCCACAAAAAATCCCGATCAGAAATCGACTCTGGGGGGGCTGGTGATCAATGGCGAAACAACCTCTACAAGAAACTGAAACTCTTTCTTTAAAGCCCAAAGGTAAATATACTTATCCAAACCCTCTATCAGAAGTACCGCAAGGTGCTATGATAAAAGCTTTGAATGTTATTATATCACGACCGGGTGTTGTCGAACAACGACGAGGAATTAATACTTTCGGTAATATTCTCGCGGATAACGTAGGTTCACTTTATAACTATCAAAATCGAATTATTGTTCATCATGGAACCACTTTTTCTTATGACTCAACTGGCAGTGGAGTTTGGGTTAATTATACAGGATCGTTCACAAAACCAACAAACGCCATTGTTATTCGATCTTTTCAGGCCAATAAAAATATCTACTTTGTTACCGATACGGGCTTTAAGAAACTAGATGCTCTAGCTAACGTAATAACGGATTCGGGCGCGCCGGCTGGCCTTGATGGTAAGGGAAGTACGACAGGAATAGGCTGGTTTACAAACCTTACTCAAGTTGCCTACCGAATTATCTTTGCTTTTACGGACGCTAATAATAATTTAATTCAAGGTGCGCCGTCTCAACGTATTATTGTCGCAAATAATTCTGGTGGACCGGTAAACGTTGATTTGACATTTTCTTTACCGGCTGGATTAACAACAACTTGGCAATACAAACTTTATAGAAGTCCTGAATCAGCCGATCTTAACACCGAACCAAACGATGAAATGGCTCTTGTCTTTACAGGCAATCTAACCGCCGGTGAACTTACGGCTGGTACGGTCAATCTTATTGATTCAATTAGTGATAACCTCAAGGGTGAATTTATCTACACAGCTTCGAGTCAACAAGGAATCGCCCAAGCAAATTTTCAACCGCCAATCGCGACAGATGTTACAACCTTCAAAGGATTTACTTTTGCAGCAAATATAACGTCCCAACAGTCTGCATTAATTACTTTAGTATCTGTAGAGTTACCGGGTTTGCAATTAAATGATACCGTAACGGTTGCAGGTGTAGTTTATAAAGCCAATACTATCGAAATAATCGCCAGTAATGAATTTGAACTGTTTACAGCCGGTACACCGTCTCAAGATATAGCGAATACCGCTAATAGTCTTGTTCGGGTAATTAATCGGTCAACCAGTAACACATTAGTTTATGCGTATTACTCTTCAGGATTTGCCGATCTTCCGGGTCGTATTACAGTCCGGAAACGTTCGATTGGAACGGCCGCTTTTACAGTAACTTCTTCCCGAGTGGGTGCATTTGTACCAGATATTGGTACGACGACTTTAACTTCGGGTAATGAAAATACCCCAAACGGTATTGCTATATCCAAGTTTCAACAGCCTGAAGCCTTTCCTCTTGGTCAGGTTATTAAAGTTGGATCAGCCGATAAAAGTATTTTACGTATTATTGCGTTGCGAGATTATGTTCTTGTTTTCAAGCAAGACGGTGTTTTTCAAATAACAGGTACAGATACCGCATCCTTTGAAACACAGATTCTCGATAGTACAATCGTAATTCGGGGAATTGAAACAGCTGTTTCCTTAAACAACAAAGTTTATTGTTTTACTGATCCGACCGTTATCTCAATAACCGTAAATGAGGGGACGGTACTAAAATCACGAATGATTCAACAAGAACTTTTAGTTCTTTCGTCAAGTTTGTTTCCTGACTTTGATACGGCTAGTTATGGGATTGCTTATGAGTCAGAAAACCAATATATTTTAGGTACGGTTAAAAAAACAAATGATACAACCGCGACACAATTTTATGTGTATAATTATTTAACCAATACCTGGACAAACTGGGAATTTCCTAATACTCAAGGAATTGGTTTTGTTAATCCGACAGATAATAAGTTATATTTCGGATCGTCGGACCCAACTTCTAAACTCGTTTATCAAGAACGTAAAACCTATACAAATTTTGATTATGCCGATACATCGCTTTCTTTTACTATTGTTTCGGCAGCAGGAAGAACAATTACTGTAGTAGATTCAACAGATTTAGCGGTTGGATGGGCGGTCAATCAAGGTACGCAAACCTCAACCATAACATCAATCCCCAATTCAACTACGATTATCGTAGTTGATACATTGACCTGGACAGCCGACGTGGCGACGGGTTTTCGTCCAATCCCTATAGCCCTAGAATTCATTCAAGAACATATGGGGAATCCTGGAATTGTTAAACACTTTAAAGAATGTCATGCTATTTTCTCTAGCGCCGGGTTTAATTCATTTGACTTAGGGTTCTTTACAGATTTTTATGAGCAGATCGATATAGCGACTTTAATTCCAAAAATTACAAGTGGATGGGGCAACGGATCATTCGGAGAGTTTTCTTGGGGCGGAGGATCGACTCGGGCTCAAGTTATACGCGGTTTAGTTCCGCTTAATCAACGTAAGGGACACTGGCTTAGTATTACAATTGATTATTCAGACGCCCTTACAACATTTGCT